GCTCTACGCCCAAATCCTGAAGTGCAAGTCGCAGACCGACGGCGACGCCGGGCAGCGCTCGGAACTATACCGGCGCATGGACGATCTCTACTATCCGGCGTCGATCACGGGCGGCGGGGCGGACCACTGGCCCACCGATGTCAACCTGAAGTTCAAGGGCAGGGTTCACGTTTCCCTGAACAACGCCGCACCTTACGTTGACATCCCCGGTGCGATGCAGGCCATCCCTCCATACATCAACGCCGTACCGGATACCGTGAAGAAGGAAGACCTAGAGGCGGCGGATCGAAGGGAAAAGCTGTTCTGGCTGTTCTGGGATCTGTGCCACATGGATCTCAACCTGGGCCTTATGACGCAGGTGCGCGGTTTGTATGGGGCGGTAGCGGTGAAGTCGTACTGGGACGCTGTGGCTAAGCAGCCCGCGATCACCGTCATCGAGTCACCGGAGAACCTGCGCATCGGATGGGGCAACAACAACTTCACGCGCAAGGACTGGGCGCTCTACCTTTACACCCTCTCCCCGCAGGCCGTAAAGGAAGACTACGAACTCGACGTTACGCAGGAGAAGGTAGACGGAAAGAACCAGTTGTCGGTCGGCGGGAGCCCGCACGAAGATCCGATAGGACTTCTACTGACCACGCCGCAGACGCGGCAGCGTACCGACTATGAGACGCTTCAAGTTCCGGTGTACGACTACTGGTACAAGAAAGACGGCAAGGTGTGGAACGCCATTTACGTTGGCAACCACCAAGTCGAGAACGCTGCGCACTCTGAGTACGACGATATTCCCTACACCTACATCCCCAACGGCAGACTCCCCGGTAGGCCGGAAGGGCGCCCCGAGCTTTATGACATCGAGCAGATATTCCGCGAGATTGACGAGCGGGTTAGCAACATGGGACAGCTCATCAACAAGACGCTAACCCGGCAGGACTATCAGGTTGTCGGAGGCGACGACGCGCCCACCGAGTTCACGGCTAACATGATGCCGGGCGAAGGGCGTCCCGCGACGCCGGGACCGAACAACCATCTGGAGCCGGTCACCGCGTTCATTCCGGCGTTCCCGTGGTCGGAGTACATGAACAAGCTAGACCAGAAACTCGGAGAGCGCACAGGTATGTCGCCACTCCTTCTGGGACTCGCTGGTTCTAACGTCCTGGGATCGAGTAAGGCCATCAACGCCGAGTTGGCTATGTATGTGCCGCGCATCCGGCAGCCCCGCGATCTCCTGTACGTTGGCATCGAGGAGATATGGGCGGTCGTGGGCAAGATGTGGTCGCGCAAGGACAAGAGCGTTGCGAAGGTGCTCAAGGACAAGTTCCGCCTCACCATTCGCCCGCCGGAGATCACGCCAAGGGACGACGTGGAGCAGGCGCAGCGCGCTTCGATCCTCGTGCAGAACAACCTCATCTCGCTGCGCACCGCGATGGATATGACGGGCATCGAGAACCCGACCGAGGAACTGGACATCATGCGCGCCGAGAACACCGATGCCCCGCTGCAGCCGCAGAAGGTGATGACGCTCATCCAAGAGATCCTGCTGGCGCGGCAGGCCGGGCTCAGCGGCCCCGCACAGGCGCAGGGCCAGGCGGGGGCAGCCGCGCCCGCATCGCAAATCAACCAGGCGCTCGCGGGCGGCGGTCAGCCCGGTTCTCCGCCGCCGGGCGGTAGCAACTCCGCGAACCAGCCCGGCGTGACGGGCACGGCAGAGAACACGCCGCCTAACGCGCTGATGAACGGCGCTCCCGCCGCGCCGGGGCTGCCGCTAGAAGCTCAGACG